CGTTCTTAGCGATCTCCAGCTGCGGCGTGTACGGTGCGGTTGCTTGAGGCATGTGCCCTCCTATGCGGTCTTGCGACGACGCGGTTTTGGTTCTTCCTCATCGGAAGGAGGAAGTTCTTCGTCGTCTATGCCTATCTGATCCAGATCAAGTTCCTTCTGGGCCTTATCTACCACCACCGGGGCGGGTTCGGGGGCGGATTCCGCCACCGGAGTGACCCGGTCGAGCTCCATCTGCGCGAGGATTTCTCTTTTGATCTGCTCTCGCATAACGGCCTCTGCGGCGCCGGGGAGCTGGTTCCGCTGCGCTGCCAGATCATTCTCAGCCTCTCTGAGGGCCTGAGCTTTGTTCTTGGCCTTTTCTTCGTCCTTGTCCCAACTTTCTAGCACGTAGGTGATGTGCGCTTCTGTGATGGACAAGGCGTTTGCAATCTGGGTCAGGGCATAGCCCTGAGCGTTCATCTTGCGAATTTTGTTACGCTCGCTAAATCGCGAACCATTCTTCTTTATAGCCATAAATTCTCCGTTTTATGGGGAACCCCCCTACTCACGCGCATTAGGAGTACTACGCGCTTTCGGGGGAGTCTGGTTAGATCGTCTCGCTGAGGTGCAGCTTAACGATGTGCTCATCTTCAACCCGCACCGCACCGAAGGTGCTGGCGCAGTAGATGCGCCATGCGAAGCTGATGGTCGGGTCCTGAGCCACACGTGCCCAGACGTCTTTGTTGATCTGCAAGCCAAGAGCCTTGCGGGTCATTACCAGACAGTCAACTTCACCAGCGGCTGGCTCGTTTAAACGAGTAGACACGACCCACGTATAACCCATCCAAGACTCAATGTAGCCCTTGGCTGTCAGAGGACGCAGGGCGTTGTAGTCGCCGCTGGTAGCCTCAGTCAGTTGCAGGAGCTTACGAGCCTGAGCAGGAGAGATGAAAACCACCTTCTGCTCGTCCGGGTCGATATCGTTGTTCATGAACAACTCGGTTACCTGAGTCGTCAGGTCAAAGTTGATGGCGGTAGAACCGTCGCCAACTACCTGAGATACCGGGAACACAACCACACCACCGTTACCGTCGTCCGCATCGCGGGTGGCGGCATCGATGATCTCATCGTCCATCGCCCGGGACATTGCCCAAGCCTGAGCCTGTGCGATGCTGGAGTTGGGGTCGATCAGAACCTGAGCGATATCTTCTACCTCGGTGGTGTCACCAGTGTGCCACGTACCGGGGGTAGAGCGCCTACGGCTGAAGGGGTAGTTATCTTCCGGGGTCGCGACGTTGCGTCCGGTGGGGCCGCCAACAGGCGTCTTCGCGGTCGCTTCCTGAGTGCCGAGACGCTCCCAGTTATGGCCGTTGGACTGGACAGACCGCTCCATCACCCACGGGCGAAAGCGCGAACCCTTCTGTTGTGCGAGGTAACGTACGATTGATTCGTACGTCTCAATATAGACATTTTCTACTGTTGCATTACTGGCCATGAGAAATTCCTCTCGAATAGACAAGCCGAATTAGATTACATTCAGGTGCTCCGCAACCCTGCGGGCCTGTCTATCCGTGAGTGAATGCGCGGGCTGTTACCAGTACTCCGCACTCTCAGATGTTTAAACTTTACGCCGCCTGCGGGGGATTTGCAAGTTTCTGGTACTGCACCAGTTTCTTTTGCAAGTCCCTGTACCGGGGGTCCGAGTCCTTGAGCTGCATCAGGTCCTGTATGATGGTCGGTATCTTCTCGCGGGCCTCGGCCGGGGTGACGCCGGGGTCGTTGCTGCTACCGTCACGCTTGACCGGAGTGACCTCTCCCTTGAACTGCTGGGCCGTCTTGTAGAGCCAGTTCATGGTGTCCACAGGAAGGTTGCGGTCGTTCAGGGCGTCTCTCAGGTGCTCCGGGGCGTCTGACTTGTCCATCCAGCCCCGGATCATGTCCTCGCGCTCCTCAAGGGTGTCGCCCCAGTCGGAGCGGAGGGCCTTGCGGACATCGTCCAGCGCCTGAGACGACTCCAGACCGGCGGCCATCTCCTGCTCACCTATCTTTTTGGCGAACGTGTTGAACTGCTTCTTGGTCATGCCCGCTTCGAGTGCGTACTTCCGCAGGTCGCTGCCCACGGTGTCGTCCCACTCAAAGTCGGCGATCTCGGGCAGCTTGTACTCGGTGTACTCGGCCGGTTTGCCCAGCTTCGTCAGGACTTCGTTGTAGCCGTCCTCATCGTCGCTGAGGGGCATACGGGTGACCCCTTCTATGTCCTTGAGCTTGTCAAAGAACGCGGCCTTGTCGTCGTCTGACGCGTCAGAGCCGGGTATCCTGATCGATGTGCCCACCAGTTTCGCCGCGTGTACCAGTTTGGCCACCGCGTCGTCCAGATTCTCCGCCTTCCCTATAAAGGGGGCGTCCCGCAACTGTTCGGGGAGTCCTTCCTTCCATTCACTCATTTATAAAATCTCCATTTCGTAGCATGTCCATGAATTTAAACGCGTCCCGAAGGCCCACGTTGTACGCTGTTCTTTCTGGTGAATCTCCTAGCAGCGTATTTGCGTCCCACATATCGGCGAGCTCCTGCATCAGGGCCTCGCCTTCCGGGGAATTCAGTACCGTCTTCATCCTGTTCAGGTCGACTGTCCTGCTCATTGTATTGGCACTCCAGCGCCGGTGATGTCTTGGTTGCCGCCCCGCAGCTGCTGGGCCTGACCCAAGTCCTTGGCCGCCGCCGCCTCTGCCGCCGCCGCCTGCGAGCTCATCTGGCGCGCCTGCTGGTCCTTCTGGGCCTGCATGTCGGCCTTGACGTCCTTCTGGGGGCGGGTCAGCTCGGTGGGCAGGTTCAGGTTGGCAGCAGCCTGACGCGCGATAGCGTCGTAGTCGGGGACCAGCATAACCGCCTCGGCGGCGGGCCCCATCTGGGCGATCAGTTGCAGCTGGGTGATCCAGCGCTCGATAGACGCGGACTGGTCGAACTTCATACTACGGGACAGTGGCCCGATGTACTCGATATCGAAGTTGGCGTCCTGTACCGAGGACGGGATATCCCCCAGCTCCCCGGCCCGGTACAGCAGGTTGAAGGTACGCTGTAGCAGCGGGTCGAGAAAGTCCTCCTTGAGGCGCGCCATGGTGCTGGACAGCAGGCGCTGCATCATCTCGTACCGGACCTGTACCTCGGTCGCGGTCATGGCCGGGGACTCTTTCAGCTCCAGCTGGTCGATGTAGAAGTACTTCTGTATCGCGCGTTGGAGCCGAACGATAGAGTTCTCCGTCGCATCGAACCGTGCCGCCGACTCGAACGCCTTGAACTGGGACACGTCCCGGACGACGTTCACGGCGCCGGGTGACAGGTCCAGCGTGTTGATGATCGCACGCTCCTGAGCCAGCAGCGCCGGGTCGATGACCTTCTCCCTAGCCTTCAGGTCCAGCTCAACGAGCTGGTTCAGGGTCAGGATGTCGGCGATGGCGTAGTGGGCGGGTCCGTTGCCCCACATGGATTCGTCGGTGATCTCCCACCGACAGACGAACGCCGGCATCTCGTAGTACCCGCCCTCTTGCAGGACCACGTCCTCCCCGACCCGCATGACGTACTTCCACCCGTACGGGCGGTTCTCGGGCGTCAGGACGCGCCCTGTGGGCTTCTGGGGCCCGGGGTTGCGTGTAAACACGCAGAAGATGATCTCCATCTCGTCGTCACCGGCGCCCTCGTACCGCTGCTTCACGGTGTCTGGGACGTTCTCGATCCCGAACTTGGCCACGATCTTGGACGGGCGCCACCGCATGTGACGGTAGAAGTTTAAACACTGCCCCTTGTCGTCTGGCTCGAAGTACGCCTGCTTGAGCGGGACCGACGTGAACTGGACACCCTCCCAGTCGTCGGTGACCTCCGCGTTGGGCTCCTCGATCACGACCGCAGTCGCGAAGCTGGTGAGCCCCCGGTAGCAGTTGTTGGCCTCAAGGTTGAAGTTGGAGTCTTGCAGCTCGTCGTAGACCCGCTTACCTGCGGCCTCGATCCAGACCTGAGCCGCGTGGTCCTTCCGCAGCTTCTGGTCGCGCCACTGCATCTCGAACCAGCGTATGGCCGGGTTGGTCAGGGCCCCGTGGATGGAGCTGGCCAACTGTATGTGCGCCTGCACGGCCGTCGCGTCGTAGACGTCCCGGTTCTCGCGCCAGTTGATCCCGGACTCGCCGGCGCCTTCGCGGAAGAACTTGCCCCGGTACGGGGCGACGAACTTCTCGATCGCCTGCCACTGTTCCTCGACCACCTTG